TTTTCATGGAGTCTCCAAAAGCGAAACGGCTGGCAAGGCGTGTGCCCTGCCAGCCGTTCACTTTCGGTACTGTGTCAAGCGTCAGCCGCTGACCACGACGCCCACGCCGACCTCAGAGGCCGCCACGGGGCCAACCTCGGCCTTACCCAGCCGCACGACCGAGCAGACCACGCTGGCCGCCTGGGGAGTCGCCTGGACCCGCAGGTAACGCCGCTTGCCACGCATATCCACGTTGAACCGCGCCACGTTGCTGGCACTCGACAGCGACGTGGTGGGGATCGTGAACCCGCCAGCCCCACCGCCCACGTAGGAGGTGATATTGGCGTAGTTCGACGAAACATCCGTGTCGCTCTGCTGCAGGACCAGGGCCCGGGCCATCGCGTCGGTCGAGGCCGCATTGGCCTCGAGCACAACGTCCACGCTGGCGTAGTCGTAACCCAGCGTGTCGATGACGTGGCTGAACGTCGCTCCGGTCGCCGTGTCGGCCGTGCCGATGCTGGCAACGGTCTTGGTGCTCTCGAGGTGGTTCATGTCTTCAGGTTCTCCTAGAGGGTCAGATATCAGGTGTTGCCGACAAGAGCCACCATCGGGCCGGCCTCAGTGGCCGAGCCGACCGAGTGCCAGACCATGTCCGCGCGGGCCACCCCGATGTAAAGGGTCTGGTCCAGCTCGACATACCGCTCGGTGCTGATCTTCGTGGCGAAGGCCGACCGGATGCCGTACATGCCGGCCAGGCTGGCGTCGCCGAAGAGCACCGAAACCTTCTCGTCGAGGTTGCCCGACCGCGGAAGGACGTTGGTGATCGTCACAGGGTAGCCAAGGAAGCTGAACCCGGTGCCGTTCTCAAAGCTCGGCCGGCCAAGGGCACCAAGGTCGAGCCGCTGCATCGAGTTGGCGAAACCGGCGCTGGAGATGTACCAGCGGGGGCTCGTCACGTAGGTCGGAAGCAGGGCCACGACCGAGAGGAAGTCGTTGACCGTGAACTCGTCAAACGCATCCCGAGCCGAGGCCGGCTTGTGGAACGAGCCAGCCGCCGTCAGGATCTTGTTGGCGATACCGTAGACGCCGCCGTAGGCGTTGGTGCCGTCACCGTTCACCGCCGCCTGGTCCAGCTTCTCGCCGATGGCCGTGGCGAACTCAGCGATTACCCAGTCACCGACGGCCGCGGCATCGGCCAGCAGTTCGTTGCTGACGCGGGTGCCAACCGTGAGCTTTTTGGCCACGAGCCGGATGTCGGTGGCAGACGGGTCGCTGGTCAGGATCTCGGAGCTTTCGCCGGTCCAGTTGGCCGTCACGCCGGTGAGCCGCTTCACGGCCGTCACGGTGTCGCTGGGCATCTGGACGAGCTGCATGGCCGCAGGCCACACGGAGAATTCTTCGACTAATCGCACCACCTGACCACTGGCAATCTCGGGCACGAACACACCGCCGGCCGAGTTGACCGACTCGCCGAGCGCCCGGCTCTCAACGCCGTGGTCGTGGCACCACCGCTTGGCATCGGCATCGCCGTGCACGTAGCCCTGCAGCCACTTGCCGAACGAGTAGGCGTCACGCCGGCCCTGTTCGTCGTTGCTGAACGCCTTCAGGCGGCCACGGTAGGACACGGGCTCAATGCGGGCCGCATCGTCACGCACGACCTCGGGGGCCGGCTTGCAGCGGTCGGCGACCGCCCGCAGGGCCAGGGCCGAGTCGGCCACCTTCTGCTCAAACTCGATCTTGCCGGCCAGATCCTTGGCCTTGTCGGTCAGGCCCGACAGCTCGAGGTTGCGGGCGTCGATGTCCGACTTGTTGTCGGACTCGAGGGCCGAAAGCGTCTCGATGCGCTCGGCAACGTCGGCGGCTTCGGAACGAAGGGCGGAAAGGCGATCCATGAGCGTTGTCTCCAGAGGCGTGATTGCCGTCTGGGTTCAACCTAGGAACGCACCTGGGGTGCCTTGCAGTAACGCACTTCGGAATGTGTTGTTTTCACAAACGCCACCGCACGCGCCCCGCACCGCGGGCATCGCATGTACCGCTGCCGCTCGTCCCCAACGGGACGGCTGGACCGGGTGCGGAGCCGTTCACCGCACGTGCAGCGTGGTTGTTCGCTCATACGTTCTTGAGTCGCAGGAGAGCGGCCCACGCCTGGGCGACGCCCCGCAGGGCCGAACGCTCGGCAAGCGGGGCCGCCGGCTCCTCCGTTGTCTCCTGGCTGGCAAGCCACGCCTCGTACGACCGCTGAGCCACGGCCACGCTGCTGGCCGGATAGGCCGGGGTCAGCACGACCGACACGTCGGCCAACAGGCTCACCTCGCGGATCTCCCTAATGGCCCCCTGGTCGTCGCTCGACCAGTTGGCCCCCTTGCTCTCGTCCACCGCGAACGCGAACGAGCTGCCCCGCAAATCCCGACGACGAATGAGGCTGAGAGTGTCCCGACCCACCTGGGTATCGGGCGGCGTCACGGTGTACCGCAGCCCCTTGTCGTCGCTCGACAGCTCAAGCGTGCCAGAGGACGTGCGGCCCAGGATGAGGTTGCTGTCGTGGTTGAGCAGCGCCACCACGTCCTGCTTACCACGGGCGCGACGCAGAACTTTATCAAACGCACCGGGGCGAATGATCTCGCGGAACGCCGAGCCGCCTTCCCGTAGCGGCAGGCTGAACTGGTTGTAGACGGCGGCATAGCCGGTGATGACCTCGCGGCCATCGGACCGCTTCTCAATGGTCAGCTCGGCCTCGGGCACCTCGTCAAAGTCCAGACACCGTCGCTCAAGGTCCATTGCCGCTGTCTCCTACGGGTTGCGATTCGATTGGCTGGACGCCTTCGTTGACGCCCGCAATGATGCTGTTGACGGTTTCCGCCGGAATGGTCGGGAACGCACCAGAGATCAACGCCTTTGCGCCATCTGTGGTAAGCAGACCGGAGGACAGGTTCGCCAGGATTTCCAGCAGTGAAGAAACCTGCGCACCGTTCAGCGCCTGCTGTTGCAGGTCGGCCACAGGGGCAACATCACCGGCGGGGTCGGTCGCTTGCTCTTCTGGCATGTCGGCGTCTTGGTCGTCCACGCTTTCGGAAGGCGAGGCATCTTCGGGCGTGTCGAGCTGCGTCATGTTTAGCGGCACGAAGTGCTGGTCGCCCTCGGGTCCAATCGGGTTGAGGTTCTCCAGCTCTCGCACCTCGTTGACGGTCATCCACCCGTTCTGCAGGGCCGAGACGTAGTAGGCCGAGCGGCTGGCGTGGTCACCACGCAGCAGGCCCGACACGCTGTGCTCCGCGAAGTACCGCTCGTCATCCCCAATCAGGTCGCGGCTGATGGCGGCTTCCCACCGCTTCAGGTGCGGCAGCAGGCAGTGCTGCACAAACTCCGTGCCCTGCACCTCAATGTTGCTGTATGTACTGCGTTCCAGGCTCTGGATCATGTGTGGAGGAACGCGAAACGCCCGGCAAATCTCAATGACCTGATATTGCCGCGTCTCGAGGTACTGGGCCGCCTCGTTGCTGCCCGTAAGCTCGTGGGCCTTTACGCCGTTGGGCAGGATGGCCGTACGAAAGGCCCGGTCAGCGCCACGGTGCATCCGCTCCCACTGCTCACGCAGCCGCTCGGCCGCCTCAATGGGGATCGGGTTATCCGACTCCAGCACGATGCCCGGCCGGGCTCCGTTGCCGAAGTACGTGCTGCCGTGCGTCTCCAACGCTTGGGCCAGGCCGATGGCATTGGCGAACGTCTTGTACGTCGGCACGGGCGTGAACCCGTCTTCGGTCGTGAACCGCAGGGCGAAGATTTGGTCCTGGCGGTAGATGGTCTGCCGGTTGCTGTCGGGCTCCCGGTACTTGTAGCGGAGCGTCCCGTCCTCGAGCCGCTCAACTTCCATCCGGCTGGAGTGCAGCGGCCACAGCTCCGACACCGGGCCACGGTCGCCGCCACGGATCTCGGCGTAGCTGGCCCCGTAGTGCAGGTAGAGGCCGGTCATCCAATCGCGAAACTCTTGGGCCGTCTGCCACGGGTTGGGCTGTGTGTGCAGCAGACGGTACAGCGGGTTCTCTGTCACCTTCCGCTTGCCGCCGTTGGCGATCTTTTCGTACAGGTGCAGCGGCAGCGAGCTTACGGCGTCACTGATAACCCGGATGCAGGCCGTGTAGGCCGAGCACGCCATGCTGTTGTCGGCGTTGACCCGGATGCCAGACGGCGTCCGGTTGCTCGTGTGGCCGTCGTAGTCCCAGTGCCGCAGCTCGTGCATCCGGTAGTCGGTGAGGTTGCTCATATGATCGTGATGTTCCAGTCAGGTTCCGGTGCCGGCGCGGTTGCTTTCTGCCACAAGCCGATTGCCATGACGAGCGAAACGATGCCGTCGATGCGCTCCGTGCTGCGTGCCTTGCTGGGTTTGATGTTTCCTGCCGCGCTGTCGGTCTGAATCGCCACGTTTCCGGCCTGCCACGCCAGCACCGGATGGCCGCCGTGCAAGACCTTCCCGCTTACGACCCAGTTCTCAAACTGCTTGGACGGGGCCGAGAGCGAGCCGTAACCTTGCCGGTATTGTTCCATCTGCAGGCCATCCCCTTGCAGTTGCAGCCCAAGCTGCGCCGAGTTCCACGGGTCCAGACCCACGCCCCGGATCTGGTACTTCTTCGCCAGGTCGTTGATGTCGGCCCGCACTTTGTCGAAGTCAGTGACGTTGCCCTCGGTCATGTGCAGATGGCCCTGTCGGTGCCATGTGAGGTACGGCACCTTGTCCCGCCGCTCACGCTGGTGGGCGTTCTCTTCGGGAATCCAGAAGTGCGGCTCGACCCAGAAGGTGCCATCGTCCAGCGGAAACAGCAGCACCAACGCCGTGGTGTCAAACGTGGTGGCCAAGTCCAGGCCGGCCCAGCACTCCCGGCCCTCGAGCGGCACCGGACAGGAAGCGTTGCCCTGTGCCCAGTGGTCCATGCGTAGCCAGCGGGTGTCCTGCTCAGTCCACTGGTTGAGGTACAGCTGGCGGAAGGTGTTCTCGTACGCGGGCATTTCCACGGCCCTGGCACACTCGCTCCGCAGGAAGTCGAGCTTCACGCTCACGCCCAGGTTGGGATTGGCGGCGGTCCACGTCGCCTCGTCCTTCCAATCAGCCTTTGGCCCCGCGGCGTAGATGGCGGACAGGAACCGTTCGTCTTTCACGGCCCCGGCCGCCACACTCTCGGCATACTTCCAGATTTCCCAGCAGATGCTCTTGCGGTCGTAACCGGCCGTCGTGATGTAGACCATGAGCGGCTGCGACCTGGCCCCCATGCTCGTGGCCATCACGTCCACCAGCTCGCGATTGGGCTGAGCGTGTAGCTCGTCGAAGATGACGCCGCTCGGGTTGAGACCGTGCTGGATGCCAGCCTCGGCGGACAGGGCCTTGTACGTGGCGTGCGTCTTCTCGCAGACGATGGCCGAGCGGTAGACCTTGAGGTGCTGCGACAAGACCGGCGACTGCTCAACCGCAATGCGGGCCGTGTCGAACACGAGCCGAGCCTGGTCGCGCGAGGCCGCGCAGGAATACACCTCGCCGCCGGGCTCCGGCTCCATCAAGAGCTTGAGAGCCAGCCCGGCACAGAGCGTGCTCTTGCCGTTCTTGCGAGGCACCGCCAAGAGCGAGGTACGGATCTGCCGCCGGCCGTCACGCTCGGCGAACAACGCCCGCACGTAGTCGCGCTGCCACGGCTCGAGCAGAAACGGCTGGCCGCCCTTGTCGCCTTTGGCGTGCGTGAAGAACCGTTCGAAGAACTTCACCGCGCGGCAGGAGGCACAGGTGCACTCAGCCGAACAGGATGGCGGCGTCTTCGTCGGTGGCCGGCTTGTCCGGCTGGACGCTGAGCGACGACCTGGCGGACGGGTTGAGGCCAAAGTCTTGCTCCAGTTGCCGCAGCTGCTGGGCGAGCTTGTGGGCGATGCTCACCTCCGGCCGCTGGGCGATGTACTTGATTTCGCCGCCGTCGTTCAGGATTGGGTACGTGCAACCCTGCTCCTTGAGAATCGCACGGGTGGCAAGCCACCACTCGTAGGTGTCGCAGTACCGGGCCAAGGCTTCCACGTCGGCGTCCGTCATGACACGCACCGCCTGGAGCAGCGGCAGCAGCTCGTTCCACCGGGCCGCGGCGACTTCGCCGAGGTGGCCGGGCATGACGACGCCGGAGGATGGCGGCTGAGGCTCAGCCTTGTTGCGAGCCCTAACGGTGCCGCGGGCAATCTTGATTTTGGTGGGAACCGGAGCCGGACCGCGTTTGCCCATGACCTACCCCACTACGATTACTCGTCAAAATGTACGCAGAGCAGGCAACCGGGGTTTATTAGCGGCCAGGCCCCCGTGATCCGACCCGCCCTCCCCCGCCCGGGTGGCCCGCCCTAGCCTCGGCTAGCGTCTTGCGTCCGTGGCACCGGATGCACAGCGTTTGCCCGTTGGCCAGCTCGTACCGCTCGCCACCCCGTGCGATAGGCACGATGTGGTCCGCGTGGTTGGCCGGGTCAATCCGCCCACAGTCCACACAGGCCCACGCATCTCGGGTGAGCACAGCCTGCCGCCACTTGCGGTGAGCCCGGTCGCAATACCCACGGGCTGCCGCGTTTGGCCTTAGGCTCTCGTCTCGCTTGCGGCGGGACTTGGGCAGCGGCCTGTGGGTTGGAATGCGATGGGGCATCAGCTCTTCATAACGACCACGCCGGCAGTGCCTGTGCTGTTGGTCGTGGCACTGACGATCTTAAGCCAGGGCAACGCGAACACGGCATCGGGCAGCGAGTAGGCTCGGCCGTCCGTGCTCGAGGGGGCCAGCGTCAGGTCCACTGCCGAGCCATCCGAACCGTATAGGCGACGGAAGGGGCCGTCCGCTGCGGTAGCACCAAACATCTGCAGCGTCGTAGCGTTGGTGCTGATGGTGCCAATCGACACCACAGCCCCAGCCATGTCGCTCAGGTTGATGGTGGTGGCCAGCGAGGTTGCCGTGTGCAGGGTGATAGCAACGTCACGCACGCGGCGGCGAATCTTGATCTCGGACATGGGCGAGCTCCAGGTGGTGGCACAGGTCAAAGCCTGCAACGAGGCCAATGCCTATAGGCTAGGCAGTGCAGGGGCGAGGCTTGCAGTTACGCCTCCAGTAGCTCCCCGTCGATCATCCCCCGTATCTCTTCCGCCAGCCGGGCCTCCTCGTCGGTTGGCGACCCATGCTTCAACAAGCTGCGGCACCGCTGGTCGATGTCCCACAGGGTGGTCAACGCCTTGCTGCCCAGCCGTGCGGCGTCGAACTCGCCCTGCTCGTCGGGGAGGCTGAATGTGAGGGTGGCTTTCATTTGCGGTGTGTATCAGGAGTGATACGTTTCGCTGCACACAACATGCGGCTTTCTGCCATCTTCCGTAGCCTCTTTATCTAGTGCCGTGCGTTATCACGTTCCGCAGAAACACTGGTTCTCATCTTGACTTCCACCGCATGACTTTTGCTTCGCGCTCCCGACGCATCGCGTCTAGTACATTTGCCATCGCAAGCAGGTCAGACATCTCTGACGCA